GCAAATGAGCAAGAGGAGAGCTGAGAATGCTAAATATAAAAGTCAAGAAACTAAATAAAAACGTACAACTACCGAAACAAGGAACACAGGGAGCTGCTGGTATGGACTTTTACCTACCGCAGCCAGTACGATTTGAGCCAAATTTTTCTAAGAAAGTACCGCTCGGCGTAGCTGTGGAAATTCCAGAGGGCTATGTCATGCTGCTCATTCCTCGCAGCAGCACATGGGCAACACCGCTCAGAATGCCAAATAGTGTAGGCGTAATTGATAGCGACTACAGAGGCGAGGTGTGTGCGTTACTACAAAATACACACCACCTTGCATGGACGGCAGACGCAGGCGAGCGATTGGTGCAAGGTGTTATTGTGCCAGTTCCTAGCGTTCAAATTCAAGAGGTAGAGGAATTAAGCGAAACCAGCCGAGGGGCTGGCGGCTTTGGGAGTACTGGGGAATGAAAATACTAGATGCTTGCTGTGGCTCTCGTATGTTTTGGTTCAACAAAGAGCATGAAAGTGCTTTATATATGGATAATCGAACTTTAGACACTACACTATGCGATGGCAGAAAGTTAGTAGTAAACCCAGATATAGTAGCAGATTTTAAAAGCATTCCTTTTGATGATGTTGATAAATTACTAGGGAGTGCTGGCCTAATTTTGATTGATGAAATAGATACTTTTGATATTAGGGGGGAACCTATACGAATTTGGTTGCTTTGCAAAACGTGCTAAAGCTAGAAAAGACGCATACCCTCTAAGTCCTAACGGACTAATGCATTATTTAAGAATAGGGTGTATGAAATGGGTAAACAGATAAATAGGGAGATAGTATTATGTCAAAATCACCATGTAAGAATTGTACAGAGCGATATGTGGGCTGTCATAGCAAGTGCAAGCCATACATAGAATTTACTCAAATATTAGTGGCGTATCGTGAGGCTAAAGAATATAAAGGCGATGTGATTGGCTATGTAAAAGACAGTAATATCCGTATTCGCCGTAGAGCTAATAAGCCTGTGCGAGCGTGGCAGTAGGGGGATATATGAAACTGGTATACGCTGGTAACTGGTTCGCTCTTGGTGCTTGTATATATGGCAAGAAAAGCTCAGATGAGGCATTAAAAGAGTTAGGACTAAGAAAACCGCATAAAAGACGATTAAGCCGCACAGACATTGATGTAAACGAATTAATTCGATTACGAAATGAGGGCTTAACTATACGAGCTATAGCTGCCAAGTGTGGAGCGTCATTCTGTGCGGTGAGAAAGCGCCTTTTAAATGCAGGGGTTAAATTGGAAAGGTTGAAATGAAAGAGGCTCTTATAAAAGGCTTAAAGTCAGATGAATGGTATACACCACTCGAAACAGTAAAAACTATGCTCGAGATATTTCCACCGCCTAAAGGTGCGAGGGTGCTGCTACCATTCGACACAGAGAAAAGCAATTTTACAAAAGTAATCACTAAAGAATATGATCAGTCGGCTATATATGGCATTACTGATTTTCTAACAAGTCAATATGAGTTTGATTATCTAATTTCAAACCCACCATATAGCAATAAAGACGAGATTATAGCTCGGTGTATTGAAACACAAAAGCCGTGTGTACTGGTATTACCCATAGATACACTGGGGGGTACAAAGGCATAAATTATTTAGTCGAACCAATATAAGCATATATGTGCCGACTAAGCGAGTTAAATTTATCAGTGAAACAGGCGAGCATACAAAATCGCCTGCACATCATAGCATTTTCGTTATGATTAACGCACCGAAAACAGATATTAAATTCGAGTATCAAATGAAATGAGGTTAATATATGAAATCACTTTTAAAAAGCATATTCATAGTATCTATTTTTATAATGAAAATTGAGAGCGTTGCGCTCTCAATTGCCTTAGTGCTTTGGTTAGTTGGACTATTTGGCGTAACTGGCGGCGATGTATTGAGAGTGCTTGCTGCATTCCTCGGTACGTTTATAGTATCTTTGGCGTCATTCGTGATCGCAGATATGAAAAGGTAAGGTGTAAGCATGATTAACTATGAACACGCATTAAAGCTGCAACAGCTACAAATGGCTTTAACTATTGTTATCGGTAAAGATATAATCATTCCTATTGTAGAACAAAGAGAAACAGTTTTAGTGGCCACTATGATATATGGGTTCATCTGGCGTTATAAAAATGCTGGTGTAAAAGTAGATTTAGGCAGCATTTGCGACGCCGAAATCTTAAAAAGCAACGCACTAGAGAAATACATTGAGGATACAAGAACATATGTTAAAGGTGAGCTGCACAAAATGATAGACAAAGAGGTGAAAAGTAATGCTATGTAGCATGGGAGAGTTAAAGAAACACGGCTTTGATGAGTTTGAGATACATCAATATCCGAAAGGGGTTAGCTTAATTTTAAAGTGTGCCGATTGGATCACTAACAAAGAGCTCGATGTGGCTTTAAATTATGCTCGAAAAATTGCTAAGAATAAGCCTTATCGAGTGTTCATTAAGGTTAAAGATAGCTTAGGTTATAAGGTGCTAGAGGTTATGGATATAATCGACCTTAGATTATTGGATAGCAAGATTAAACTTACCGATAACAGCTTTGTGATTGGTAAGCGGTTAAAAGTAGTAGTGAGGGGATAACATGAACGATAAAGAGGGCCGTAAATGGCTATTACAAAAACTATATGACAATGGCATTAAATACATAGCATACTCACCGTTTTATGGTGGATATGTAGGCGTAAAAGAAAAGCCTAGATTTGGAGTTGACGGCGAACCTATAAACGGAATTGCTCATATAATCACGCTCGGCTATTTATTACCAGATTTCAACGAGCCAAATTACCTCGATATTGGCAAGTATTTGGGTGTTTTTGATTGGAGTAAGGTGGCTGTAGATACGCCGATTATAGTAAAAGAAATATGTTCGATTGAATTGCGTAGATACTTTAAAGAGTATAAGGACGGCAAGGTGTATTATTTCGGCGATGGCCGTACAAGTTGGAGCGGTATAACAAGCGAATATACAACCCCAGATAAAGTAAGGTTAGCAGGTGGCGACGATGAAAACTAATACTTATATCGTAACTCTCGAGAGCGGCCATTATGAATGGACACGAGAGGACGAAATACACAGCTTAAAAGAGGCAAAAGAGGCAGGCATAAAAGAGGCTCAAAGGTGTGGTAAGGATATATTTTATCTAGCGCCGTGCCCTCAATGGTGGCCATTTACTGGTGGAATTGCTAGGGAATTAGTCAAAGATTTAGCCATTGATTTAATAAACGATATAAACGATTGTGAAACGCTTAAAAATGTACCAGAGGGCGAAATTAAAGAGCTAGAGCTAGGAATTAACAAACTCATTAGACAATGGCTCATAAGGAATAATCGCATACCAAACGGCGTATATTTTGACGATGAAATTATTTACAAGGTAGTAAATGGAAAGGCGGTAAAACTTGGAAAAGCAATATAACAATGATCGCCAACCTTTAACAGAGTATATAGATTATGGGCGCATTCATAATGTAGAAAAGGCTCGATTAATGGCACATGCAGCTGTTGATAAAAAATTCAATAGGCGTATAAACATTATATTCATAACCGCCATTACGCTTAGTATTCTAATTACATTAGGCATGCTTTTATTGCTAGCTGCTGGCGTGCATTATATTTGGGGGTGATTGAATGGAATGTAAGGGGCGTACTTTTACCGAGTCAGAGGTAGAGGCTATAGTGAAAATTGCAGCAGAAACAGCAGCACAAACAGCCTTAACCGAATTTAATCGGCGTAACGAGGACATGCTCGCCAAGAAAAACGAAAGGGCTTATAAGAATACTACAACGCTACTCGAGGGCTATACAGCCATGAAAGCACATTGTAAGAGTGCTATTGCAAAGGCAGAGGACACCTTGACGCCTAGCGACTTACAAACGGTATTGTATGAGGTTTTTAATCGCAGAGGACTATTGCAGATTGAAACCATTCTAGCTAGTAAACGGCGTACAGAGCTCATTATTGAGCATATAGATAAAATGCTCGATTTATACCGCACTAACTGCATTAACAATAACAAACACTATTGTGAGTGCGTGATTGATAGGTATATCAATGACTTAACGATTGCAGAAATCGCAGAAAAGCATAATACAGTAGAGCGAAATGTCTATAGGTGGCTCGATAAAGGGATAGATGATTTAAGCATTTATTTATTTGGAGCGTATGCTCTTTAAAATGTCATAAAGCTGTCATATTCAGTGCTATTAGAGTGTGGTATTATGATATTGGTAAAAGGTGCTTGAACTATTAAGTTTACGTTTCATTTTATCCTCCTTTCTTATAGACATACTGACATCGCAAGAACGCCGCGGCAGAGATTAGGGTACTCTGTTCGAGGTTTTTTTGTTTTTACACATAAAAAGAGGTGAGATCGTGGCAGCTAAAACTAAAAAGGCAGAGCCGAAGAAAAAGAAACGGCTAGGCCGTACCCCTAAATATGAAACATGGTTAGAGCCAGACAATTTAATAAAGCTCGAGGGCTGGGCACGAGACGGCCTCACAGATGAGCAGATAGCGCATAATATCGGCATTAACAAGTCTACATATTACGCTTGGAAAGCTAAATATAAAGATTTCTCAGACGCCGTAAAAAGAGGTAAAGAGGTAATCGACATTATGGTAGAGAATGCACTGCTTAAAAGCGCTATGGGCTATAAGTTCGATGAGGTAGTGAAAGAACGTATATACAACCCAGAAACAGGCGAAAGCGAGATAGTAGAGGTTAAACGCACTACTAAAGACGTAGCGCCGAACTCTACATCATTAATATTCTGGCTTAAAAACAGACAGCCAGCTAAATGGCGAGATACTAAGAATATAGACGCAGCCGTCGAGGTAAAAAACCCATTCGAGGGAATAGATACGGCTGATATTAAAAAGCTCATTGGTGAGGAATAAGCTCAATCTGTATACAGTCATTGTAAAGGGGGTGAGGGTGTGCAGGTTCAAGATAACAAAGAAAAAATCATACAACTAGCTAAAAGGGAACTCGCTCGGCGTGAGTTTTTCTATTATTGCAATCAAAAGGCAGGCGACTTTTACAAGAAAAGCCGCAAATACTTAGTTGATTTATGCGACGAGCTAGAGGCATTCATAAAAGATGATGATTACAACGTGCTTATAATGAACCTGCCCCCATAGCCTCGGCACGGTAAGAGCCGTACTGCGCAGCTGTTTGTACAATGGTTATTCGGTAATAACCCAGCGGCCAAAGTAATGACAGGCTCATACAACGAAACACTCTCTAAAATGTTTAGTAAATCGGTAAGAAACGCCATACAAGAGAGTAAGGCCGACGAGGATATAACTGTATTTAGCGATGTATTTCCTACTGTTAGCGTGGCTGTAGGCGACGCACAGGCTCATTTATGGAGTTTAGAGGGATATACTAACTCATACCTTGCAACCTCGCCAACTGGTACAGCTACAGGCTTTGGCTGTTCGCTCATGATCATTGACGATATTATAAAGAATAGCGAAGAGGCCTATAATGCTAGCGTAAAAGAGAAACATTGGGAATGGTTTACTAATACCATGCTTTCTCGCTTGGAAGAGGGCGGCAAGATTATTATTATCATGACTCGCTGGGCGAGCGATGACTTAGCAGGCAGAGCAATAGAGCATTTTAAAGATGATACGTTATTCAAGGCGAAAGTAATCACTATGAAAGCCTTGCAAGACGACGGCTCAATGCTTTGCGATGAGGTATTATCTAAAGCCTCGTATCTGTCTAAGGTTCGAGCTATGGGCGAGGATATTGCCAGCGCCAACTATCAACAAATACCGATAGACCTTAAAGGGTGCTTATACAGTCAAATACTTACATATGACACGTTGCCGAAAGACGATAAAGGTAACGTGTTATTTTCATGTATTAAGAATTACACAGATACGGCTGATACAGGCAGCGACTACCTAGCCAGCTTTACATACGGCGTATACGAGGGTGAGGCGTATATCATTGATGTAGTCTACACCAAAGACGCTATGGAAACCACAGAGCCAGAGGTGGCCGATATGTTTTATCGTAACGGCGTAAATGTGGCAGATATAGAAAGCAATAACGGCGGCCGAGGGTTTGGCCGTAACGTGCAGAATATACTCAAACAAAAATACAATTCAAATAAGTGTGTGATTAATATGTTTCATCAAAGCGGCAACAAAATAGCACGCATTCAGTCTAATGCTACATGGGTTATGAACCATGTATACATGCCTAAGAATTGGCGTGATAGGTGGCCTCAGTTGGCTGCTGACATTACGAGATACCAACGAGAGGGCAAGAATGCACACGATGACGCACCAGACGCTTTAACAGGCATAGCAGAGAAAATCAATGCGCCGCAGGTTCGCAGCGGTAGAATTAACATCAATTAGTAAAGGGGAACTATGGCAACAACTAATAATAACCCTCGATTAGAGGAGTACGAGCTACTGCATGACGCCTACTATGGTAGCGGCATGTTCGCAAGTGGCTCGGCAGTAACGGAACACACTCGAGAGAGTACGCAGTCAATCAATTTTAGACGCAAAATAGCTTACTATCTCAACTATACAGGGCCTATTTTAAACGCCTCTGTAGATCCAATATTTAAAGATGAAATCAAGCGAGAGTATAGCAACTCTGTATTATTCGATGAGTTCATTAACGATGTAGATAGGCAAGGCACTACGTTGCAGGAATTTATAGAGCAAAATGCTATAGCAGCCAAGCTCTATGGCGTTATGTATATCGTAGTGGATAACGTGAGCGAGTTCGGCAGCTCTTTGGCTGAAACATTAGCCAATAGATCTATGCCGTACCTAACAGCGGTTGAGCCTAAGAATGTAGTAAACTATGAGTTCGATGATAACGGAAAACTCAAACTATTTACTTATGCCAGCTATTTAAAGAACGCCGACGGCACAATCAAGGCGCACTATCACACATGGACGCCTGACGAGTGGAAAATCACCGATAGCGACAATAAAGTAGTAGGTAAAGGCGAGCATAACATCGGCCGCATTCCTATTGTTCAATGGTTCGGTAGAGCAGCACGCAAGCGTGATATTCTTCCACCTCCAGAGTATTTAAGTATCGCAAAAACAAATGCTCATGTATATAACCTATGCTCACTACTCTCTCAAATTCTATATAATCAAACATTCAGTATCTTAACTATTCCAGTCGATAATAACGGCTTGCAAGATGTAACTATCGGTACTGATAACTTGCTCGCATATCCAGCAGAGGCAGGCAAGGCACCGAGTTTTATTGCACCAGATAAAGGCCCAGCCGAGGTACTTATGGCTCAAATTGATAAGCTCATCAATGAAATGTACCGCATGAGCGGCATTGATAGCGTTATCGGCGTACAGCAAGCTAAGAGTGGCGTGGCTAAACAATGGGATTTTGAGCGTACTAATCAAAATCTGGCAGCCTTTGCGGTACGCTGTGAAAATGCAGAATATGACATTATCGAGCTATATCGCCTATGGAGTGGCGACAATATCGAGTACCTTTGCGACTATCCTCGTGATTTCAAGGTGAATGATGTATCTGAGAGCCTTACACAAGCACAACAGGCAAAAGATTTAGAGTTTAAATCTGATACATTCGACAGCGAAATCTTAAAGAAAGTAATTGACGCTTACATGCCTAACCTTGAAAAAGAAACTAAAGATATGATCGTTAAAGAGGCGCAAGAGGCAGCCGATGAACTGGCACAAGACAAAGCCTATAGCGATGAGGGCCTAGATGATGAAACAGACAAGCCAAACGCTTGATAATATCCTCGAGCAATTCGAGAAAATGGTACATGAATTAGTATCGCTTGGATATTCAGCCGATAAGGCCGTTAAAATCGCTTATAAGACTTATCCTATTATGGAAATGCTAGAGGCCCCTCTCACGGCTGATATGGTGGAGAATTTCAATAAGGCCTATCACAGTGTACTTACACCGCTCTCGGTGGCAGGGCATAGGCCTTTTAATTACACTACTCAGTCAATTAGCGAGGCTATGGTGGCAGCTTGGGCGAGCGACGGCTTAAAACTATCTAAGCGCTTACATCGAAACGCTCATAAAGTGCAACGTGAAACGGCAGAGGTTATAAAGCAATCGCTAAAACGTGGCAAAAGCATTCGTGAGATAGCTCGCTCTATATTCGAGGGCTATGGCAAAGGTGGTGTTATCGCTACTGATAAGCTACCCAAGCATATTGAACGGCTTAGAGCTTTAAAGCCGCCTCAATCATTAAATGACGAGGAGCTTGCTCGATTTAAGCGTGTGATTAGACGCACAGAGCGGCAAGTACAGCAGAATACAACGCCGAGCCTACGAGCCGCCTATTCGGAGCTAAT